CATTGTAGATACGCCGATTGATGAAGCTCCCAATCAACGTCTCCTCTTGCGTGGTCAGGGAGGTGTTTCCGGACAACGCCTTAACGAGCGTGAGCAGATTGCTGTAAGTGTCGGTTTGCATTACACCTTATTAGGGCAGAGATGCGGGAACTTCTTCTGATGGTAACGGATGAACTCCTTGCTGTTCACTTCCTTACGTCCGTACTTCGTGATCAGGCGGTAATACTCGTCCGCCGGGTAGAACGCAACCGCCTTACCCAACCCCGGAATGGTGCGATGACCCTTCCACCGCTGGGCCTCTTGCGCCGCCAGAATCTCTTCCTTCTTCTCGTTCGCCTTAATCAGCTCAAACCCAGTCCGAATCTCGCGGATTAGGGCATCCTTCACAGCCCCTTCTCCGGGCAGCGCGGTGATGATTTGCATAAAAAAGGGCTCCCCCTAGTGGAGGAGCCCCATTGTAACAGCCTAGGATGGTCTTAGGCGAACTTCGCCAGATCGACGATGCGGAGGCCAATGACGATCTCACCAGCGGTCAGGGAGGCGATAGCCGAATCCGTGACCTTGATGTAGATGTCAGTAGCCGAGGCCGACTGCTTGACCGCCTGCGTGAGGCCGGAGGTGTTCGTCGCGGTGCCCAGCGTGTACTGGTCGCCCGTGTTGAACACGGGAACCGTCATCGCGTCCACGTCGAGCGCATTGATGAACTCGTCCGGGTCAGCGGAGGTGGTGCCAACGTCGATCACCAGCGTGCTGGAGCCCGCGATGTCCACCGTGTTAGCAACACCCACCAGCTCCACCGCACCGTGCGCCGGGATCGAAGCAATGACCCGCGTGCCACCGTTGCCGATAGCGATCAGATCATTGTAGTCCAGACGAACAACGTCGGTGAAAGAACCCAGCTCATTGACAGCAACTTTAGCCATTGTAGTAGTCTCCTTGGTTAGGGGTTAGCTCAGGACGGTGATCTTGCCGTGCGCGCCCGGATGCGCCACCTTGAGGGTGCCGGTCCAGTCGACATAGCCGCGCTCACCACCACCGAGGTTCGGCAGACGGGTCGAGCCGAGGGGGATCAGCTCGCCAACCGCGTAGTACTCGGGGTTGATCAGGTAGCCGGTGTCCTTGTTCGTGGTGTCCGGAGCGCAGTCCGGGTTCATGTCCACGATGGTCACGATGCCGTGGTCGGACTGATACTGACCAACGGACAGCTTGATCAGGCCAGAGGCCGAATTGCTGTTGAAGGTACGGATCGGGCCGGTCGAGCTGTCGGCACGGGCGAAGTCGCTGATGACCCGGCGAAGAGCCGTGTCAGCCAGCAGGGTGAGGCTGTTCGTCACACCGGACACCCGATAGATCGAGGTGATCAGGTTGTTCAGAACGGTCTCGGTGAAGGTGCCGGAAGCGTGGATGGAACCAGACGGGGTACGGTAGTCCGAGGGGACATCCGCCGGGCCAGCCGAGTCAATCCAGTCACCGAGGCCGCGCATCGTGTAAGCGACGCCGCCACCGTTCTCAGCCGCACGGTCCTGAGTGCCGAGGAGGGTCTTCTCCACGTCACGCTTCAGTTCCTTGACGGCCTTGAGTTCCGCACGGGCGATGTCCTGCGGGCCAACCGAGGAGACGGCCTGCTGGAGGTCCGACACGCGGTAGGAACGGCGGAGCTTCTGGACGTAGTTGCCAAGGCGGGCGACCGACTCGAACTTGTCGTCGAAGTCAGTAACGTCAGCGCCTTCGGAGACCGCCGTCGAGGACGGGGTGGACAGCTTGTCCACGCCCCACTCAACGAAGGTGCCATTGCACTTGAACTTGTCCGCCGTGCTGAGAGCGGGAGTCTCAGACGGGGCAAGCATCGACATAGCGTCCTGCAAGTCTTCGCGGTTAAGGGCCGCGCTGCCGGGCGAGGTGGTATCGTAGGTATTCGAGAACGACATAACTAATTAGGTTTTACGTTTAGAGATTTGAGCTGCACGGAGGGCGATGAAGTCGTTGCTGCTTCCTGTTTGCTTAAAGCGGGCTTCCACTTCCTTCAGGGACTTTTCCACCCGGCTATCCACCCGTTCGGAAACGGATGCATTGGTCGAGGGATTTGACGGGGGATTGAGGGATGGCGACTTGGAAGTCGTCGGCTCAATCACTCGGCGGCCATACATAGAGTTGGCTGCGTGAGCGATGAGGTACTCAATCTGCGGCGCGATCTCGGGGACAGCTTCCTTCACGCGGATCAGACGGGGGTCATTGACCATCGCCTCATAGCGTTTACGGGTATCGTTGTCCTCGCCATCGAGCCAACCCAGCTCCTTGCGGGCCTGCTGCTTGAAGCTGCCTTCAAGCTGTTTCCGCTGCTCACTCGCCTGCAATTCGTTGAACTGCGCGGGAATGAACTTATCGCGGGCCTTGCGGGCCTTACGGAGTGAATCACGGATGTCCGCCTTGGTGTATTCCTTGCCGTCCACCGTCGCCGCAACGTCAGTTGCAGAGAGGTCTTCAGCTCGGAACAGAACCTCCTCAGCCCACTCAATGACCTCATCGACCTCCTTGCGCTTGCCTTGGAGTTCAGAGAGGTCCTTTACGTTGGAGTAAGGGTTGTTCTCCACCTTCGGCTCGGGGATTTGCTGCTTCGCCTGCGCGATAGAAGCCTCAAGAGCAGCCGCCTTCTCCTCAGCCAGCTTGCGCTTGGCAGTCAGTTCAGCGATGCGCTTGAGAAGACCGCTCTTACCCTTCTGGGCAAGCTCGGCAATCTCCTCATCCGTTAGCTCGTCAATGTCCTTAGAAAGAACCTCCTTTGGACTAGGTTCCTTGGGTTGAGGATCGCCCTCCTTGGAGGGAGCCTCATCCTTCGGAACTTCTTCCTTCGGAGCCGCTTCAGGCGTTACCTCGGCTTTCACCTTGGCACGCTTGGCAATTCGGGAGGACAGGAAATCCTGATCCGTCATTGGCTTGTTTTCCACGGCGGGTTTAGCGTCTGCCGCGTCGGACGTTACGACTTCTGACATAGGATTGTGAACCGCCGTATTTGCGCCCCGGCGAATGCGATGGCCCAAATCCTACCACAGTAGACTTAGTGCTTGACCTAGAGCCATAATGTTGAGGCTATTAGGCGCCCAATGGGGTAAAGCATAACCCATCGCTGGTTAGGACGCTGACGTTCTGCCGAGGCCCCGCCCACACGCGGGGACGGCCACCTCGGGGATTAAGCGAAGATGCGGGTTGGAGCCCCGCTTGGGCGTAATTTATGGACCCTAAAGCCCTAGAAAGACTGCACAACAGCCAAGACTTCCTCGCCTTCCTCCGGGACGTGAAGGGAGGCCGGGAGTACTGGATTCGCCAGCTCCACGACGTGAAGACGGAAGCCCTTCAGCAAATCAGCGGGCGTATCCTTGCGGCAGATGACATCCTCTACAACGCGAGGTATGAGGAACTAGAGGCCCGGTTTACCCGGTTGCATTCAGACCCTGAGTCTGGACTTCGCCCATTTGCGCCGGTTGCGTACCAATCCGACCAATCTGAGCGTTCTGCGCCTGCTGCATCTGGAACTGGTACTGCTGGACGTACTTCTGAAGGCGAGCCTGAAACGCCTCGTCGGACTGCATCCGCTGGGAAACGTCGGGCTGCTGCACATACTGCTGTATGACCTGCATTGCGACCTGAGCCCCGTTGGGACGGGCACCAACCTCAATGCCAGCGTAAATCTTAGACAGGTCATCCGTGACCTGCTTGACGATCTGCTGCTGGGCCTCCTGAGCAGGCTGGAGGACGCTATCAGCCAGTAGGGGATTAACCGCCGCAGCCATCACCTCCAGCATCCGGTCCACGTTAATGCGACCATTGCGGTCGAACTGGAGCAGGCTGACGAACTGGTTGAGCTGCGCCTCAAGGGTCTCAGGATCGGTAGTCAGGACATCGAAGTTAATGTTGATGTCGAAGTTCTCATTCGGATCGCCGCGACCAAAGCGCACCGGATCGGGGTTCCCCGTAACGCGGAAGAACACCTGTTCTGGACCAAACCGCTGATAGCACTTGTAGGTCATCCGCAGAACATCGCGGATGTGCGTCAGGAACTTATCCACGAAGAACTGCTGCCGGATGCGGGACATCGGGTTCTGGTGGTCCAGACCCATAAGACGGTCGGCCTGCTCAATCTGCGTGCGCTCCATCTCCACGCTGCCGGGGTTGTAGGCAGGAGTAGGCCCAAACTGAATCTCGCCCATCCGGCGATAGGCGACCTTGACTCCGGGACCCCATTCAGGCGCGGGCGTTCCCGCGGGGTACATAATGGCGGGAAGGGTGGCATAGCTGTTGCGGTCGATGCGGCTGTCGCGTTCCACCTTCACCTGCCATTGGATGCCGCGTAGTTGCTCAGGCACCGTGGCAAGCTCGTAGAGACGCTTGTTGTCCTCGCCCAGCTTGGTGACGACAAAGGGGTAGTCGTCGTACCCGTTGAGCAGTTCGTGCTTCGCAAACTTCGGCTCCTCGGAGGTTCCGTAGTAGTTGTTGTGGAAGACGGTGCAGTAGATGCCCTCGGACTTGTCTTCCTCGGAAACCAGCCGCTGATAGCAGTAGATGACCTCGTAAAGCTCGGTGGTCTGCTCCTGAGCGATGCGGGTGTAGGAGGTGTTGGTCCGGGGATCGTTCATATCCACGGAAGTCACCTGCATCTCCATGATCTTGTCCGCCCACTCCGCGTCCCAGCCCTCCGTAGCCACCTTGTTCTTGATCTCTTGAGCGGTCATCAAGACGCGCCAGAAGCAATACGGGGCCTTCTGGGGGTCCGTCGTGTAGGCAGGGAAGAAAACATCCCCATCAGGAGCCAAAGCCGCGACCTTGGGGCAGTTAACCGACTGACGGACCACCGGGAACTCGGCAGAGCCCTCTTTCCGCAGCTCCTTCAGAGCCTTCTTCGCCCGCTTGTCGGTCAGATTAGCAAACTGACCCTTCAGAAGCTGAATTACCTGCTCATCCGACTTCCCATCGAGGATGATTTGGGCCAAATCGGGGCTCACCTGAGCAATCTGGGCCAAGTCCAGACGTTGAAGGAAGGTGCGGTTCTCCTTCTGCCACCCAACATAGGTGACCATAATGCCCCGTTCCAACAGATAGTTGGCACCCAGCTCCATCTGACGCTTAAAGTCAGGGATGTAGGAGGCCACCATCCACTTCAGGAAGGCACTAACCACCCGCGCCCGGCCAATATCCCCTACTTCGATGGGATACGCCCGGATGTGCGCCCGATTGAGCGCAGACATAAACAACGCAACGTAGGTGTTGATACGCTCGTCGATGACCTGCACCTCCGAATCCGCCGCTCCTTCAAAGGGGAAGGCGTCGCTCCCGTGCTTACGCAGGTCCTTGGACTTTCCCGGCCAGATATTTCGGCGGTAGTCATAAGAATCCCGGGTACTCTGCAAGTACCAGTCCAGATCGTTGATCGTCGTGTCGTAAGCGTTCTTCAGCGCGGCGACATTGGGAACCGCCCGGACGTAGGTCAGGGCTTCATTAAGGTCATTAGTTTGCATTCAGTTTGCGCTGGAGATTCTGGACGATTGTATACGCAACGCCCTTGTGCGCCCCTATTTTGTCAGCCAGCAGTTCAGGACTGATTGGCTGGTACTGAGCCGTGAGGGTACGGGTCAAAATCTCAAACCCCAGCAAACGGTCCATCTGCTCGGCCTGCCATGAGGGGTTTAGGGTGATGTCACCGTCCAAGGACTTCATGACGGTAGGTAGTTCCGTTCTTGTCGGTGATGACATCGACATAGATCGGTTTACCAATCAGCTTATCACAATCGCGGGGTCGCACAGCTACGGGTACAAGCCCCTTGTCCTTCTCCATCAGGCAGTAAACCCAATGGGGGTTGGGAGCGCGGCGAATCACCCGCATCTGCAAACGCTTCGGCACGGCTTCAGGCACAGCCACAGCCAGCCGCAGCTTCTCGGCTCCCTCCTCCGTAAAGAACTTCCGGCCCTCCACGGTCAGGTACTCACCCTCTGCCAGACGGTCATCCCTCAGCTTGGCTAATTGGAACTTGGTGATGCCAAGCTCCGTACATAGGTCATTGAATGCGATCATCAGTAGGCCCTTCCGATTGGTTTAATGGTTCTAAGTGAGTTGGGGTCGATAAAACGTATCCCCGCCACCGCCGCATAGCGAATGCAGTCGATAGGGTCTTTCCACGCCTCATCCTGCCCGCCGTCAGCCGTATATTCCTGAAAGGCTTGGATGATGTTCTCGCAACGATCTGAGATGTACAGATGAGGCCGATTCAGAGAATCCACCGGCGCCTTCTTGTTGTACGAAAGCTTGGTCTGGATGGCCTGCAACCCATCCTCGATGTCTAAGCCGGGGGCTGGGAGGAAGACTAGCCCCGCATCCTCAAGGTCCGCCATAACGGACGATACGCCGGTTTGCGTCTGATATTTGGCTGCTCCGAGCCGAGGATCGATCAGTCTTTCAAAGATTGAGTCATTCGTATCCGACTCCATTCCGGTGATCAGATCGACGTAATCGCGGATGCCATAGCCCAGACCCTTAGACCCCTCTCCACCAATCCACTTCCCCCCGTGCCATCTGGCCCACTCCCCGACATTCACATCCGGCCATTCCCGGTAAATCCACCACGTATCAGACGGGTCCACGGCAATCCACGCCATAAACCAGTTCTTCCGTCCAGCAGGATCGAGGATGAGATATTTGGTCGTACCCGATAATTTAATCGAGTCGTGGGCTACGACGTTCAGGTCTCGGCTGAAGTTGGGGAACTTCGTACTGACTGACTTCGTGGCGATGCCATACGCACGGGTCAGAATCTCCGCTTCCGGCCTATTGGCTAGGTCTTTGGCGATACGGTCGTAACCACCGAAGGGGTTGTCCCGACTGTGGAAGTAGATGATCCCGGCATCCCGGTTCCTTGAACGCTGTAGGTATGGGACTGTCCGGCCACCCAGAAGCTCGGCGGGCTTAGATCGGATGGTTTCTGCTCCCTGCACGTAGTCTCGGACAACCTCGGTGTAGCCGTCGATAGGTGTAAAAGTAACGACCAGCTTGCTGTTGCGAGTAGCGAGGCGGAAACGAAGAGTGCTAAGGAGTTCCGGGCCGACGAGATATTCATCACACCAAGCGCCAATATTGATCCAGCTAGGATTCCGGCACCCCAACTCAGCACCCTCAAGGATTGTGTCGTTGTTAAGGAATTGGGCATAGGTCTTAAAGATGATGGAGCTTTTGCTGACAGGGAGGATGAGGCTGGACTTGGAGAACCCGTTCTTCCGGGTGTAGGACACGTTTTCCTCCGTACCCAAGACCTTCACCTTAAACTCCTCTGGCAGAGCGTCATAGACAGCAGACTGCTGCTGACGGATCGACACGTCAGCATTCTGGGCAAAGCACATAATCACGGAGCCGGGGTTCTCCACCGCAGACTTCACCACGGCGTGAGCTGCCCAACTTGTTTTGCCAGAGTTGTGCGACAAAACACCGCCAGCCACATAGTTACGATAGCCGGGCACCTCAAAGTCCCAAACTACATCATATCGGAGGAAATCGACCTTGACAATACGAACGTGTGCTACACTATCTCCTCCGTATGAGACCTGATCGTATCGAATATCCGATTGAAGAGATTCGCGGCTTAATTGCCGCTGGCTGGACGCAGCAGAAGATCGCGGACGAACTAGCTCGCAAAGTCGATCCACGAATAACCGCCAAGTCGATCTACAAGGTGTGCAAGAAGCACGGGATAGAATG